ACCTTTTTGTATTGCATGTTTAACATTAGTTTGATGTTTTAGTAGCTGAGATTTACCACTTTTAACCTCTATAAAGTGCACTTCGCATTTATCTTTATGGTTTATGTTGGTATATCCTACGTAATCTATCGGTTTTCCTAAGAAATGAACATCTTCTGCTGGTATAGGAAACTCACTCATAAAAGGTACAAAGTTCTCAATTGTCAAACCCCATTTAACTGCACCAGATCTTTTTTTAGCATCCTTTTTAATAAACTGCTCTCTTTGTTTAAAATCTTCTTGCTGTTGTATGTATTTTTTTTTAAGATCATTGATTTGTTTAAGTAAATAAATAACTGTCGATATTAGAAGTATAATAAAGAAAGTAGTAATGTGTGATATCATAAAATTATTTTTTAATTGATGCCTTACCCTTCACAAGAGCTACAAGTAAGCAATTCCTTGGCAAATTCTTGAGCTGCATTAATATTAAATTGATAATATAGTGACTTTAATCCTTGGTCAAAAGCATCTAAATGTAGCTTGATTACATCTTTGGCTGGGGCATCTGGATGTATTGCTAGATTTACAGACTGTCCCATGTCTATGTACTTTTGTCGTTGAGCTGCTAAATTAACTACATCAACTTGAGATACTTCATGGAAAATTCTAAACACATCTTTTTCATGTTGTGTTAGAAAATCTAAGTGTTGTACTGATCCTCCATTGATTAGAATACTATCCCATGTCTCTTCGTTATTCTTCCCTTTGCTTTGTAGTAAAGCTTCCAACTCTTTGTTTTTCCATTCTACTTGTATCTTAGCAACTGCCTTCTCTCCATAATTTATCTTATGTGGCTCGATTCCTTCAGAATATGCTTTTGATATTCCTCCATCAATAAAGCTAGTTGACTTTTTCGGTGCCTGTGCTAAACGACTAGTATTCCTTTGTCCGTATCCTTTTAAGATTTCAGGCTCTCCGAAGTGCTGTGCCATCCATTTAGATGCTTTGTCACCTTCCTGTCTTAAAGTTTTGTATATTTCGTCGTTTATAGCCATTGACTTTAATGAACCAAACGCTACATTTTCTTTCTGTAAATAAGAATGAAATGCTGAAATTCCTATTCCTATTGCTCGGTGCTCCTTAGCAAATTTAACTGCTGCTTCGATTCCAGGTATATTACTTCCTTTTTCTATATACTCCTCAATTACACAATCAAGTGCTATGTTCATATCAAATAAAAAGTTAGGATCTTGCTTTATCTGATTCCAATGGTAAGCTACTATTGACGATAAGCAGCATGCAAAAGTCTTTTGATCGTCAGCGTACTCAATAGCTTCTATACAAATGTTTGCATTTTTAATTTTCATCCCTTTGTCTTTATATGCTTGGCAAATACCTTTGTTGCTATTGTGCTCATCAAGAATGTAAGGAAATCCTGCTTCTTTCCTAGTATTTAAAACTTTTGTAAATACTTTTCTAGCTTGCTTATCTCCGTTCTTTAGTCTATCTCTAAAACCTTCTGGTATTACAACTGCTGTTGTAATTGTACTAAGAAACCTCTGCTTGTCTTTAGGTACTGATTCTGTTCCAATATCTAAAAATTCCATGATTTCTGGATGATCTAGAGATAGGTAGACTGTCAAGAACCCTCTTCTCTGAGAGTTCTGTGCGGTTTTACTCATCATATCAGCGTATAGCTCTATCCAATCTATAACACTATTGGCTTCACCTCCTGATGATATTGATGATCCAATAGGTCTAATTTCTGATAAGTTTACAGCTGTTCCAGCACCTTTGCTTGCTAATATTCCTGTTTCATACAGCCTCTTGTATATACCATCTATCGAGTCGTCAACTATTGTATGATTGCAGCTAATTGGTAAATTGTGCGTCGAACCAAACGATCTTATTATCGGTGTTGAAAAAGAAGTCCATCCTTTCGATATATACTGTTCAAATCTTTCACCTATTCCTTTAACATATTGACGACCTTGTTCAGTCTTTGCCATTTTAACTGCATACTTTTCAATCGTATCGCATATAGTCTGGAATCTTTGTTCTGGTGTTTCATTTCTATCTAAATAGCCTCGTTCTAGCATCTGCCTTTGCTGGTCATCTACTAGCCAGTTTAGTTTTAATCCCATGCGTCCTCCGTAATTAAGTTGTTTTTATTATAGTCTGTACTTTTTTGTGCAAAGAAGTCAAAAGAAATCGGTGCTTTTGCCATCCTATCAAAATATTTTGTTGGTTCTAATAGCTTGTGATCCACCTGATATTCTGGTTGGTATCCAATTAACTGTAGTCCATGGTTTAGTCTTTGCTTTGTATACTCCTTAATCACATCTTTTGGCATAAACTCTAACTCTCCTTGTTCAAATATCCAGTCTAATAGCTGATTTTCAGCCTTATATGCCTTTCTTATGTTTCTTCTAATTTTTGATTCCATTTGATCGTCAAACCAGTCTGGGTTTTCTTGTTTGATTATTTTAATCAATTCCGCTCCAAACTGTGCGTGAATTGCTTCTTCTTTGCTTGTAGCGTTTACTATTGCTGTAAAGTTAGTAAATCTGTTTGTATATTTACCAAAAGCAGATATTGTTAAAAAATTGGAAAATAAACTAGCATTTTCTACTAACAATGTAAATAATATTAACGATTTGGTAAATTCTTTGTTTGATCTTGATGTATATCCTTTTAAGTACTTATTTAAATAATCAACCCTTCCTGCTATTTGTGGAATGTCCATTACATTAGCAAATGCATCATCTAAACCTAGCAAATCCAAAGCCTGTTTATAGGTCCTTCTGTGTACAATTTCATTTCCTGCAAATACATGACCAGCATCAGCTACTTCTGTTTTTGGTAATCTCATGTCAACCCTTGCCCATGATGTTTTAACCTTATTTTCAACTACTCCAATGCACAGCATCGACCTTTTCATTGCTTCCTGCTCGTGTTTTTTAAATTTGGTTTGAAAATCTCTCACATCTCTATCATATTCAAAATGTTCTGGTGTCCAGAACGCTTCCCAGATTACGTTTGCGTATCTAAGTAAGTGAGGATAGTCGTTTCCTCTAACGTCTTCGCTAGGTGTAAAAATGTTTTTTTCCATGTGTTAATTTTGTAAATTATGTTTTTTATTTTTGATTATGGATTAATAAATAGGATATATATTCTATGATTTGTTAAATAATTTTTGCATTTGATCTTTATCTAAATTGTATTTTGGTTTATCAGATTCGTCGTTTTGTTCAAGCATGTCTTGGTCAAGTTCTCCTTTAAATTCTATAAATCCATTATCTGTATTCATTTTAACATCATAGGTCATTCCATCTTGTCCGTATCTGTTTTTCATCATGTGGACTCGACCTGTTCCTAACACTTTGTCTTCTTTTTGCCTTGATAGCGATAAGCAAATATCCGCTACCATTAACTTATCGTAAGATCCTGCTGCTTTGTCACCTTCAATTACTGTATCCCTAGCTCCCATTCTATTTACTTGTGACGGTGTTAGTACTGGTATCTTTAACTCTTTTGCAAGACCTTTGGTTGCTATAAACACATCATCTATTTCATCTTTTCTTTCATTAAACTTTCCTCTAGATGGTGCTTTCAAATAATCTACATAATCTATAACCACTAAGTCAGGTTTATGATCCATATCAGTACACTTCTGTATGTGAGCCTTTATTGTATTTATTGATGCTGTTTTTGGAGGATATTCTTTGACTATTAGCTTTCCTTTCAAATTATCTATTTGATCTTGTACGTGTTTTCTGTGTTTGTTAACTTCGTCTATAGAATACCCGGTAAAGTAGCAGTCAAACCTTTTACCAACGTAATCTTCACCTAATTCAAGAGTATAGAAGTTGACATTATATCCCATTTTCACTGCATGTGCAGCTGCTGCAACCATAGTCCATGAGTTGTGAGAAACAACTTCATTTGAGTAATAACAGTGTACATCCCTAACTGTCATATCATACAACACCTTCTGCTTATCTTTTTTAATTTTTTTACGAACCTTGGTTATCCCTGATCTAGTTTTTATTCGATCTCCTATGTTTATATCTTTAACTTTTATCCATTCTCCATCTATACGCCTTAGTAAGTGGTGATTTGATGTTGTCAATGTTTTTCCATTCGTAAAGTATGTTGTAATTTGTGTTTGTTTTTCAGTTGTAAACAGAACATCAATCGGCTTGTACCCGTATGGTGTATTTACTTTTAAGTCCCATGTTACTGGGTATGTGTTATTTTGATATGGTTCGACTCCTAATTGAGCAAATAAATTTCCTATTTTTACTTTGCTATTATTCCTTGTTTCAGTCAAGGTAAAGTCATCTAGCAAATTCTGAACTTGCCATCCAAATAAATGCACTCCATTTACATTAAACTCCTCCCAAGGTTCAAATGTAAGAGTATATGTCTTCCCTATGTTATTTTCCAGTTCGAGATGATATTGTGGATGTTCTATTTCTATTTCTGTATTATAATCTACGCATTTTCCTCCTCCTGGGTTTCCGAACATTATAATTAAATCTCCAGGTCCCCAACCTCCTTGTATTCCTTGGTTCAATACTGGCCAAGGAGTAGGAATTGTTGGTCTGTAATCTTCTCTATATCTTGTTTCTACATCTTTGTTATAGTCGTGTCCTAAGTTTTTATTAGTACCTGCCTTCATAGCACGCTCTATCATATTGCGAATACCATCGTAGTCTCCGTCTTTTAATAAATCAGCAGATTCTAATATAGCTGCCTTCATTTCTTGGTTTCTGCAAAATGTTGTAAATTCCTCTTGCACATACTCAAGATCGTCCTGAGAAGCTTGATAAGAATTTCTTAGTTCCTCTTTTAACGCTACTCTTAGCACTTCATTTGATACTTTTTGAAGCTCGACCTTCAATACGTCCATCGTTATATTAGTATTGTACTTATCAAAGTATTCTATAACCTGTTTAATTACCCACTTGTGTGCATCTGAGTCAAAATAATCTTCTTTAATTACATCCCTTACGTTTGTTATAAATTTTCTATCTGTTAGTAAAGATCCTAAAACTTTTAATTGAAATCCTTTACCGTACTGGTTTAATGATTTTAAGGTCACGCCATTTGTATTTTAATAGTTAATACTATTGTTTAAATAAATTTTTTACTAAAAATAACTCAGTCTGCTAACTAAAAACTGTCAAACTCCTAAAGTTTTCCAACCAACTTTCAGTACTTTTAGTTATACCTTCAATTTTATCCTGCTGTAGCATATGTAAAAATGCTGCTACTCTTAGTTGTGGAACTGGTTGTGATAGTACTTGATGTACCTGTTGTATTTCTGTTTTATCTAGCATAGTATGATGCAAGTCCATTATTTTATAATTAGTTTCAACCTTATCCCATTCAACTAAAATTCTAGGAAAGATTTTTTTATGTTTTTGTTTTTCAACTTGTTCCTTGCAAACTTCATAAATGTACTGTAAGTTCACTTTTTCAGATTTTAATAAACTAAATTCTGATAACAGCTTTTTTATTCCAACTCCTTTAACCTTACCAACATTATCTGACTTATCTCCTAGTATCGATTTTACTAAAATATAATTATGTGGAAGTACGTTAATATACTGCTGAGCATTTTTATTGGTTATAAAAAGCTTTTTGATAGGACTGTATACAGAGATACTACTGTCTATTAGTTGCAAGAAATCCTGATCTGACGATACTATTATCGCTTTTTTGTTATGTTTTGATGATTGTTTTGCTATGAAAGCAATTACATCATCTGCTTCAAGTTTTTCCAACATTAACTGTTGGACCGGTAGACATTTTAAATAATCAAACACTCTATACAACTGTCCTATCAAAGCCTCTTGTTCTTCCTCTTTAGTATCATATAACCCCCAGTGAGTTAGCTTAGTAGTTGATCTATGCGCTTTGTAGTTTGAGTTGAGATTTCTTCTGTTTGTAGAACCTCCTTTACCATCCCAAACTACGACTACTTTGGTTGGATCAACTATTCTAGTGACATAGTTTAAAGATCTAAGAAATCCTGTAATAGCCCCTATATGTGAACCTTCAGGATTCATAGCTTTTATTCTAGAAAAGCTTCTTATTAACATGTTCATTCCATCAACTAATAACACCTCATCGTTGACCTTTCTTAGTGGCCTTTGTCTTATTTTAGATATAATCTCACTATATTTATCCTCCATCAATCTAAAACTCCTTTAGTTGAGGTGTCTTCCTCTAAATCACCCTCCTCAATTAAATCAAATGTAGTTGATCCTAGTAAATCTAGCCAATGATCTTTGTTATTGTTCTTATATTGATCAATCGCTCCTTTATCATCAGAAATAAATCCGTGTTGGGTCATAACTATTCTACCTCTCGACTGTATTCCTGCAATATGGTTTTTTTCTATTTGAATGTTTGTACGTTTGGCAAATTCTACTTGCTTGCCATCCTTAACAGCTTTAATCTTAGATGTACCAGGATTAGTTATGTTACCAAAAGTGACAACTAAAGTTGCATCGTACCACATTGTCATCCCCCCCTTATTCTGAAGCTTGGGTTTACCCATAGGAGAGTCTGGCTTCATAGTCCATACCTTATTAATTGCTACTAAGGTATTTGTGTAAGGTGAATTTTGTTTTCTAGAAAGTAGTATCTTTTGATTAAGGTTGTTACCAAACTGTGTTGACATTGCACCTGCATTCCATTCATTGTTGTTCTTATTGGATTTTACAGACAAATCGCAAGGTACAGAACCAATACTGTCCCAAAAAAAGCAAATATCATAAGGTAGGTTGCCTTTAGCTTGTTCATCAAGTAAGTCTGCTATATAAACAGCAACATCTTCTATTGTACTTAAAGAATCTCTATCTGCATAGAGAAACTGTCCTTCATAGTCTACAACATTACCATCTTGATCCTTAACCTCTGAGATGTCTAGACCCATCTTTTTAACATGGTCCCAAGACCACTTCATTTCGGTCACGATGAACACTGGCAATATGCCTTTCTTCTGAGCATTGACTGCTGCTTCTATTAAAGCAGTGGTTTTACCAGTATCACTATGACCTCTTAACAAAGTAACATGACCGGTTGGTATCCCTGGTAATGAAGTTATGTTTTTAAAAGCATCTGATAAAGGTATCCAATCTTGTTGTTTAAATTTAATTGATTTATTAGAATAACCTTTCTTTTTTTTGAAATTTTTTAAACTAAAACTATCCTTGATAGAATCTTTTGCTATCTGTTCAGTATCCTTTTTTTTATTAGCCATTATTATTCTTTAAACAGTTCATCAAATTTACTTATAGAATCCTTTTTATCCTCTAACGCTGTCTCTGAAGTAAAGTCAGTTTTGTGGTTACCCAGCGATGATGGAAGGTCTTGACCTGTATTTGAATTACTGTCTTTAGTTGTACTTGAATTGCTATCATTAGAGTCTTGAGTATTTTGCTGTTTATCATCTGACTCTGGATCTAGATAGCTCATAAGCTGCTTTTTAATAAACTCATAATCGTATTCAGTGTGAGCTTGTTTTGGATCTGGTTGCTCCTTTAACCACTCTTTTACTAGATTGTTGTCACTAGATAGCTCACTTTGTTTTGGTTTAATTCTTACAGAAGTTTCAGGATACGGATTTCCTTTGACTTTATTTACTACTAAGTCCCATCCATTAATAACATCTGTATAATCACCAATATCTTCATCTTCTGCTAAACCCAACAGAGCTTTGTATATAGTGATACCAAATCCCCATAATCGAACTCCTTTGTCCTCTTCTCCCCTAACTACAACAGGAGCAAAGATTCGAGTTTTAGGATTTAACTTACCTGCTAAAGACCAGTTATCTTTATCATCAGTTTTTTTCAACTCTTTGATAAACTCTTCAATAGGATCTTGCTTTCCAAAATTAGACAATGCTAACATTGGGTACTTTCCAATATTATAATGGAACTTTAGTTCAGTGAATGGAAAGTCCGGATTGTAAGCTGACGGTACTATTCTAACAGTACTTTTTCCAAATTCAGGCTTCCAAAATATCTTAGAGTAATCTTTTTTCTCTTTGGTGCCATTGTTTTGCAAGCTGTCTAGCTTGCTTTTAATTTCATCGAGATTCATAACTTTTAGTTTTTAATTTATCGTTTAATATAATATAACTTGTTTTTTGTTGATTTGCAACTTTATGTAGTAATAATTTTAAATAAAGTTGTTTTCACATGCTTCAATTGATCTGCTTTTGTTAGTAAAATTGAGTTTCTGTAATCCGCCCAATTCACCTGATATGACTTGTTTAAATGTCCTTGATTAAGACTACGTATCAAACTATTTAATGCATTAATTGTATATAAAGTGTTTGTTTGTTTTTTTCTATGCACTAAAATAGTGTTGTCCAAGAATTCCATAACATTGCCTGTATCTACGTTGTAGGTGCATATGTACTCTTGTTGTTCTTTTGCATAAAGAACAAATATTTTATTGTATATAATTTGATACCTTCTTTGTATATCGTCAAGCACTTGATCTAGGTCTTCACCTGATGTAAAAGTGCAAAATAGTTTGTTTGTCATATCTTCATTAAGATAAAATTCATCTATGTCGTACTCGAATGTTGATTGTCTAACTGTTTGCATATTATAAATATTGTTTTAAATTATAAAGCTAAGCTTGTGTTGTATTTAAATTTTACAGGGTACTTCCCTTGTTGTTCAATAATTTGTTTTATTTCAATTAGTGTCTGTTTACCATCACTTTTGTGAAAATCTAATATAAATGCATCGTATGTATATAGTGCTATGCTTGTTTTTTTGTTATCCAAATATCGTAAAAGTTGTTTGAGAATAACAACATTATTAGCAGTCTCTAACGATTGCATCATATAATTCATTAATTTAGTAGGACTAGTATCTTGTAGGTTTGAAGACAGCCTAAATCCAGAAATTGGATTCTGTACATATCCTTGTTGATTGTATAACTTCCACAAATAATCTATATACTGTGTTATCATTTTAAAAAATTTAACATTTTGATACTTTTTTGTAACAAATCCATATATTGCATGGAAATTAATCTGTTTTGCTTTTTGATATTCTTTTTCAGTTATTTGGTGTTTATTAAATATTTTCTTTGCTAAGTGGGTATGTGCAGATTGCTCATTTATTTGATATCCTACAATTTGTGAAAGCAGTCTTATATGGTATCCATCAAAATCGTACTCGACTAAGTAGTTGTTATTTGGTTTAAACACTTCTCTATACTGGTATTTTTTAGGTAATGCTGCAAAGTTTATAGAATTAAAAGCATTAGTAGGTCTTGTTGTTGCATTATTTAAATTATACTTTGTATAAATTGTACTGTTATGCAAATTGTAATTTGAATTAATAGGATTGAATACTTGTTTAAATTTACTACTATCTACTTGTATTCCATTTTGTTCAATTAAATAGAATACATTAGTTGCTGTGTGATTGAAGAATTGGTAACCAGATGGTTGTTGCAAGTTTATAGCTGCCTTAACCTGATGATAGGTTTTTTCACAATATCTTGTTAGTATGCTAATTGGGATTACTGCGTTTATATCATGCTTTGCTGGGTGATTGTTATAAAACCAATCTACAGTGTTATCTTGTACTTGGTATTCTAACTGTTGATGATATGTTAAGCTGTACTTTAGTAGTATGTCCTGAACATTGCTCAAATTAAATTGATACAACATCGCTTTTCTGTCAATTACATACTTAGTCTGAAAACTATCCAATACATCTACTACACGATTTAATGGTAGATTGAAACCTTCTTCGTGGTTAATTGAAATAAAATACCCATCTAATTCAATAGGTTTAATGTAAACTCCAACAACATAAGTTAGCTTTGAGTGGTAGTTGTTGTTTGCTGTTATTATTTGAATGAATATATCATTATAACAAAGTGCTTGTAGTTGCTGTAACTGTTGCTCTGTTTCAACTATATAAAACATTTAATGTAACCTTTTTTATATTATAAATAAACGACCTTTGCCTTTGAATTGTTAAATATACATCTTATAATTTGATTATACAACTATTTAGATGGTGCTGGTATTGAATAACTATCAGTATTTGTTTTGTAGTCGTCTGCTGGTATTCCTTTTACTTGTATATCTCTAACAAACTGACTGTAGCTTGGTATTTTGCTTTCAATTGTAGGTATTGTTTTTTTTAACTGCTCTACAGCTTTTTTGTTAGCTGTTTCTGCTCCTTGGTACAGCTTATTATTAATATAGACGTCTTTAATTGGTCCTTTTATTGTCCATTGTAAAACTTCTAACACTTCGCTAGGTCGTTTATTTTTGGTTTTCTTTATATACTGTTCCCTTTTAAGTTCTTTTATTTTATTGTTAGAACGATTAAACAAAAAATACCTTTTAGTTGTTGGCTTGCTATAATCAATATCCTTTTGTTGTAAAACACTATCTGTAGGTTGCGATGGCTGCTCAGACTGCTTAAACAGCCTTACAGCATTATCGAAGTGACCTGTATCAATAGCTTGTTGATTAGATTCAAAAAAGTTACCATCTCCTGTTTGTATCACTTGTAATCTGTTAACAGGACTACCTGACTGATCAACTAGTTTCGGCACATCACTTCCCGTTAGTTTTTTTATTTGGTGTTTTGGGTAGTACATTTATATTACTTTATTGAGTAGAATTGAGTTTTAACAGATGTTATCCATTTACTATTTTCTATTTTATGATCTAACTCTGTTATTAGAAATCCAAAGTTATCAGTATACTTTCTTGGTAGAATTCCCCTAGATACTATGAATGCTTGTCCTATCTTTAAACCTGCTATTCCTATAATATCAAATGATAATTCAATAGGAATTAGCCCTGGTACTGGTTTTGGTTCTGATCTATCTTTATAGTACTCTTTAACTACAAATTGGTTGCAAAATTCTGGATGGAATGATTTAAGCTTTTTGAATTTACCAGTGTCGTAGTCATTATTTCTAAAATCGTCAAAAACATCCTCAACTTTTTCTGCAAAATCTTTAATTCTTTTTTTCTTTTTTGTTTTTCGTGTATCTTCAGTCCCTCCTGAATCACCAGTCCCTCCTGAATCATCAGTTGTCGATTTATCTGGTGTATGTCTGTCTATCAATCCTTGATTCCATTTTAACATTGCTTCTACACTGTCTTTATAGTTACCACTTGATCCTTGAGCAGCTATTGATACTTGACTAGCTATCTCTGACGATATTTTACTTGATACATCTAAATTTGATATTATTGATTCCAACCCTGTTAAGTTAATTCTAGACTGTTCTTTGGTTTGTTTTGGTGTTAATGCTCTGTCGACGACATAATGTAAATTTTGATCTTCATCGTAATGTATATCTAATTCGTTTACACCTCCTAATACATCATTAATATCATCTAATAGATCTTGTAATATTATTAAAAACCCTTTTTCTGGTTTATCATCTTCATAGGCTTCTTGTACTTTTTCTAAAAATCGATACATTCCTACATATATATTAAGTATGTCATCTGTTTCACCTCTGGTAATAGAGTCACGAATCTTATCGTGATCAAAACCTCGATTGACTACTCTGCTGACAAATCCTACTTTTTTAGAATCACCGTCAACTGACAGCTCGGCAGGTGGCTTTGGTAATACACAGACCATTGGATCTCTTGAAAAATGATATTTTGATGTTAAAAATTTACTTTTTTCAACGTAATTCCCACTTCCTTCATTTTCTCCTGTATAAAATTTTAATATCTTTTTATCCACTCCCTTTTGTGTTCTATCTACTAATGTTGCAAACTTATTAAAAAGTTCAAGTATGGTCCGTAAAGGTACAATGAAGGACACCACTTCTTCATCAAACCAGTACCAAGGTCCGCTACCATCAAGCTTTTGTTTAAAATTAAAAGCTGTGAAATTTTGTAGTTCATTAAAAAAATCACGTGCATTATCATTATCTAATTCAGATTTTTGAACGGCTCTTGGAGAGTTTGAAAGTTCTTTTAACTCTAAAGCAAACTTATGAAATACTGAAAGCCTCTCTAGATATCCTTCTCCTTCATCGTCAACGGTAGTCCTAAAATTAGTATTTGGCAATCTAGCTTGCGGATCAAAAGTTGCTGCTATTGACTCTAAAATACTTCCTCTTGAAATAACTTTAATAGTAACATCATATCCACCATCTTGTCTAAAAGACCAACTGAAGTTTGTTACATAACCGTACATTGCATCGTAGTTGTTGTCCGATTTGTTTCTATTATCTATCAGTTGCTCATAGATAGCAGTTTGGTTCTTTTTTCCTTCTACAAAACCATTATAATTATATATTGTATAGTTGAGTTGATTGTCATTATCTATCCAAACAGTATGTCCCCATTCAAGTAAAACACTATATCCTGGTCTTAGGTACAATGCCTGAATTAGTTCTAAATCTTCCAAAGTCCAGACAGTTGCACTAACTTCTGCTTCTCTTATAGTACCAAAGTCTCCTTTAGATTTTACTGATACTGATTGTATTCCTGGTTCTGGTCTAAATCCAAGTGATTTATAGTTGTGGTAAGTAGAAGTCTTGCTGTCACCTTCTGTAAGTGGAAAGTAATTTTCTGCTCCACGTGCAGATCCACCCTGCCCAAGATCTGTTGGGTTGTAGTCTTTTGTCCTATCTATCCCTCCTTTTAATCCGTTTCGGTTTTCAGTTAAGCCATTTTTAAGAACATTTTTCTTTGCTAGGTTATTTGATCCCTTGTCCTGAAAAATTGAACCGTCCTTACTTTGTAATAAGTCTGCTACCTCATCTATGCTTAGAGTGTTAATACTAGATGATAATCTTACCCATGCACTGTTTGAATTGAAATAAAGTAAATGCTTCTGGCTTTTTTGTTGTTCACTTACTAGGTTTTCTCTTGCTTTAAGCTGTTTTTTAACTGAATCTTTGAAACCTGATCCTATAACTTCTTCTGCCATTATCTATGTTCGTTTATTTCTTCAAATTTGCTAATAATCCTATCTTTGTTTGCTGGTATTCTAAGCTGTATTCCTGGCTTAGTGTTTAGTGACGCTTGAAACTGATTGTTTGCTGCTGCAATTATCCACCACAGTTTTGAATCATTATAAAACTGTAAAGCTAGTATATCATATCTATCTCCTCCTGTAGTTATTACATAAATATCATCTTGTGTTGGAGCAATTTCAGGATATACAGGATTTCTACGATACTGTAATCCTGTTTGTGTTTTTAACGTTCCTATGTTTCTTAATCTATTTGGCATTGAATTTTTTTTGTGTTGTTGTTTAAAGTTGAGGTCCTACAGCTGGTGAGCCTGCTAAACTACTATCTACTGGAGGAGGCAGTACTGCCTCTGTATCTACTGTACTGCTGTCCGTTGGTTGTTGACCTTCTACTTGACTAGGAAAACCTGTCCATACCTGCTTTCCAAATGAGTTGCCAAATGGATTAGATATAAATGGTACATTTCCTGTTTGTGGAATGAAATCGTGTATGATGCTTAAATCTACACTGCAATCTAACACGTGGGGTAGTACCTGCATATCGTCGTCTATATCGCTTTCTGGATTTGACATTGATATTTCCCAAGGATAATTTGTTTCCCAGCTATATTTTACACTATTGATTACTGCTGGAACCTGAAATATGTAATCTCCTACTGTAACTTTGGCTAATGTTCCTCTCATGAAGGTCCCTTGACCATAAGTTGGTGCTGTTGAAGAAGCTAGGTAATTGATTTTTTGATAGATAGGTTTCATTTCTTCTCTTGTACTAGCTGCTACTTTAAATCCAATTGATACACTTCTTTCAAAACCTTCGTAGGTATACATATTCTCTGCTCTACCTAAGTATTTAGTACTTCCCCACGCAGCACTGTAATCATCACTAAAACTATCTAAATATGCTCTAAAATATAAATATTTTGTAGTTTCTGGTGTTAGTATTTGAAAGTTTAAACTTATTAAATCTCTAGAATCTTCTAATGATGGTTTACCATTTAACACTCCTAGTTTGTTTACACTATCTATTGCTTCTGGATCTGTTTTTGTATATTTAAGTTTAGGGTCTATTTCTATTTTTTTTCCTTGATTACCTAATCCAACTCTCTGTTCTTTGTTTATGTCACGACTGTTGTAGTTAAACGAGTATGTATTTTTACTACTACCACTTATTGCACTTTCGCTTCTAAAGTCTTGAATCCCTACAGATCCATCCTTTACAGTTGATTTGTTTACTCTAGGAATGTATACACCATTGTCTGTATTCGGCCTACTATTCAGTGATCCTGTTTCAGCCGTGGTATCTTGAATTTCTCCATGGACAGGAGGTAGGCCTCTTTGATTTGCTAATAAGATAGGAGTTCCATCTTTTGCTAAATTAGAATAGTTTGTAATTGAATTCGATTGGTCATCTTGTGGAAGCTCCTTATTAGGTTCGTCATATCCTAGTCCTGTTCCTCGCTCTTTTAGTGCGCTCTTTTGCTCTCTGTTTGTTGGTGTTCCGTTATTGGTTGGTATTATTTCTGTACCGTCACTTGCTCTTAGAGTTGTGTCTTGTGTATCTAGGTTTAAGTTTAAACTACTACTTACGTAACTACTGCCTGATGTGTACCTATCTCTATAATTTCCTACCCCTTGTATGTTACCAGTTGGAAAGTTTGAATCTATATTGCTTGTTGATACTTTTTCTCCTCTTAAAGATAAAGGTGCACCTTGAATACTACCTGCTCCAAAGAATTGAGCAAATTGAGATCTATCTTCTGATCCTGGCTGTTTTAAGTACGTATTAGGTATTAATCCTTGTACAAAGTGAGTCCCTGTTCCATTTACTGGTACTTGTGCTAAAGTTGATCCTACCACTCCTGCTACTTGTTTAGCAGTCTCTCCAGCTTCTCTTAGTACTGCTCCTCCTGTAGAATTTTTGTCTTGTGTTTTTCTTTTTTGTATTTTATCTGAAAATCCTTGTTGTTTAAGAAATGCTTGGTTAGCTGCAAATTTAACACCAGGAGTGTCTTTAAGTAGTTTAGATATTCTAGTTAAATCATCTAATCTGCTATCCGCTTGATTAAGGACACCAGAATTAACTTGGGGATCTTTAATATCCTCAGTTACATACGGCTGTTGACTACCATATGTTAAGCTTTTTAAGTCAGTTTGTAAATCTATTAATCCCATTTACTATCCTGGTAGATTGTCTGTATACTTGTCTGGTGTTTGTCCGTTTAAATCAAGTTGAGAGTATTCTCCTGCCACTTTGTATTCTAAGCTTGTAGCTTCTTGTGGTGTTGAAGCTATAAATTCATTACTTATACGCCCAAAACCAGCAGCTTCTTCCCCTATGTTCCCTTGAGCATGCATTTGTGATGTATTTAATGCACCTGCTCTTGTTTGTGGTGTTCCTCCTTGTAAATCAAGGTTAGACGGTACTCGGTCAATAGCCGGATTGTTGTTTATTGATGACTTGTAATGTAGAGTCGATTCGCTAGATGCACCAGGCAGTTGTTGTGGGGTTTGTCCTTGAATTCCTAAATTTGAGGTGGTGAGTAAATTTAATAGTCCCATTTTTGTTTGTTTTTATTTTATTATAAATAGTTAGATTATGAACTTATGTAAGAACCTAATACCAATGCTTCTCCTACTTTATTTCCATCTAAATATACATCTCCTCCTTGCTTTACTTGATCTCGTATTTCTTTAAGTATTGTTATCATTTCAGAATTATCTTCTCCATCATTATCGTCTCCAAACAACCCTCCTAGTGCTAAAAGTGGTGTGGATAGAACTGCTAAGGTACCTAATGCTGCTAGTGCTGGTATTGCTGCTATTCCTGATATTGCTATTGCACCTAATCCTGCTGCTATTGACATTAAAGCTCCTCCTAGTAAGTAAAGTTGTGGAGTTATCGTAGCAAGACCGGATAATTTTGTAATTATGGATTCGATTGGTGAATCAGCTAATACATTAAATGCAAATGCTACTGGTAGTAGCGAAGCTCCTAGTAGAGCAATTGCTACGGCTCCTGCAGCTATGAAAGGAGATAAGAATCCTAATCCTGCTGCTGCTAATCCTAGTAGGGTTAATGCTCCTGCAAATGCAAACATCTGTCCTGGGTCTACATCTTTAAGTAAGCTAAAGCCGTATGCTGCCGGGATAAGAGATAATCCTAATATTCCCATAGCTAATGCTCCTTGTATAATTTGCCCTCCTACCTTACCTAATAAAGCTAAGGTTAATCCTAACATACTTAATGATCCTGCAAATGCAAGCATTTGTACCGGATCTACGTCCTTGACCATTTTTAATGCTAAAGCAAAAGAACCTCCTAAAGCCAATCCTGCTACACCTAATGCTAATGCACCTTTTACAACATCACCAATTTGCTTACCAATAGAAGCTAATCCATCTCCTAATCCTTTCAAGAATCCTTTTATTCCTTCTCCAGCTCCAGGTTTTACTCCTTTGGTTGATTTTGAAGCATCAGATACTTTATCTGCAGCACTTTTAGCAGTATCAGATGCTTTTTTGTTGCCTTTCCCTAATACTTTAGAAAATAAACCTCCTGCTCGTTGCCCTCCTGCTTTAGCTTGTCCTCCTCCTTTCATGAATTGGCCACCTTTGTACATCTTACCGAATATAGTCTGTTTTGCATTTAGTATATCGAAGTTTTTAACTGCTTTCATAATACTGCTTCCAAAACTAAGCATACCTTGTGCAATTCCTTTTACTTTTGACAGCAACTTACCAGCTGCTACACCTCCTAATACTAATTGAGGTACAAACGGCATACTTAGTACGTCTGCTATTCTTTCCATTACCGGTGCTAAAGCTGCTGCTATCTTTTCTAATGATTTTTGGAAATTGTCGACAGCCTTTGCTCTTCTCATGTCTGCAGCTTCAATTCCTGTTGCATTTTTAATTTCTTCATCAGATAATTGTAAGTTTACTGCTCTTTGGTATGCTACTTTTGCTAGCTGGTCTCTTGTCATTCCTACAGCTTTTGCTTGTGCTTCTTGCTGTATTCTGTTCATTTTCCCAAATTCAGCTAAGGATGCTGAGTTTTTAAATAACTCTTCCCCTAACCCTGCTAAATCGTTATTTAGTGCAAGTTCTCTTGCTTTTCCAAGATTTATGTTTTTACCTGTCAGTAATTGAGCTTCTAATTCGTTACCTATAGATGATTCAAAATCTAATAACGATGACGCTATTTGATCCAGCTCTCCTATGTTCATACCTAACCTTCTTGCTGCTGCAGCTCCTTTTGTAAGCTCATCTACGTTGCCTGCAAAAGATGCTCTAATCCCTTCAGACGCATCTGCTACATCTCGTAATATTACTCCATGTGCTAATGCTGTTCTATTTGCTCCATTGAATTCGTTTGTAGTTCCTACAACACTGTCAGTCAGTTCATTTACATTTTGTGTAGATGTTTCTGCCATTATAGCAAGAGATCCTGCTTGTTCACTTGCAAGTCCCATTTCTACCTTTAGGTTTGCAGCTCCCACTATATTCTCTTTACTAAACGCATTTTGTGCGCTAAGTCCTGTTTGTTTTGTAAGCTCTGCAACGACTTCCATACCATCTACCATTGATGCTGCGCTTCCAGCTGATGTGTCAAAGCTCGCTCCCATCTGTCCTGTAAGTCTTCTTATTTCGACAGATTGTTCGTTTATTTTGATCATCGTATCTAGTAATAACTTCCCTATACTAGTTGGATCAGCCATAGCATCTCCTAATCCTTGTAGTATTCTTTTGAATCCTGTACCTGCTACTGATAGTTTGTTCATAAAGCTGTTAGAGTCTGCTGTTGCTTTTGACAGTTCTCGCATATCGTTCATAGCATCTTGTACAGATTCTTGAAAAATGCCTGAACTCATCCCTAACCTTTCCATTAATGTGCCTGCTCCTCCTATCAGTGCGCCAGCAACTCCCATTTGCTTGTTTATCTTACCTTCAAGTTCTAACCTCTCTCTTGCTTTTTTCTGCGTATTCTCAAGAGCTTTTGACTCATCCATGGTAGTTGCTAATAATGCTTCAGCTTCTTCCTTCTTATCATCACTTAACTTACCAGATTGTATGTCTGCCTTTAAAGAATCTTTTTGAGACTTTAATACTGCTTTATTTTTCACAAGCTTCTCTTGCAGTTTTATGACTTGGCTTTTAGTAAGATCTGTTATACCTTGTTCGTCATTTCGTAGTTCATCTGCAGCATTTATTATCTTTCGGAATGCTCCTTTTGTCCTGTTTAACGAACTAAGTTGTTGATCGAATTCTTTACCTATCGCGTCTAATTGAGTTGCTAGGCTTGTTGCTGTGTCGTCTACTTCGTTTAATGCGTTTACCATTCTATCGACAAGCTGTGTTAGCTTCTCAGTATCATCTCCTGCCTCGTTTATAGCTTTTCTAAAAGCGTCGGTATTGACTTTTGAGTTGTTTAGTGATCTTTCTAACTGATTTAATTGATTTTGTAGATCTTTGTTAGCCATTCTATGAAAGTTACTTTAATATAAATAGTAAAGACTCGTAGTTATTTACGAGCCTTTGTTCTATAGGAAGGTTTTTTAATCTTAGGTTGTTTTACAGCTTTTTGTTTACCTTTTTGTTTTTCATACTCTTCCTTTTCTTTTTTATAATGCTCTTGTATTTTTTTAAAAGTAAAAGTTCTTAGCCATATTGGAAAATTATAAACTGTTTCGTAATCGTATCCTCCTTTTCCATGAAATACTATCTCATGTATTTGTGAGAATAAGGTTACTCTATAATTCTGCGTCAGGCCAAAGAAAGTTAACCCCTATTGGGATGTTGACCCCCGATTGCGGTCCGTCTTCTGGGTAGAATTTTAGGTCGATGTCTGGTTGAATTTCGTTTAAGTACTTTCTAAACGCTCTTGAGTCTCTTGCTAGGAAATTGTCGTCAACAAATGATCTTATTTTAGCTCTTTCTGTTTCTCCATTAAC